CATTCCTTTCCAATTTATCTTTGGTCTTTACGTACAGTCCCACTGGCTGGTGGTGCTGGCGAACATTCTTATCTGCGGCGCGGTTCTCTGGTTCAGGGGGAATGTGGCGCGCCTGGTTGATGCACTGAGGTATTGATGAACAAATCACAATTCCAGAAGGCGGCTGGCATCAGCGCCGGGTTAGCTGCGCGCTGGTTTCCGCACATCGTGGCGGCCATGAAAGAGTTTGGCATAACAGCAGCTATCGATCAGGCGATGTTCATTGCCCAGGTAGGGCATGAAAGCACGGGATTTACCCAGCTTGTTGAGAGCTTCAATTATAGCGTGGCCGGGTTGAATAGTTTTGTCCGCGCCGGGCGGCTGACGCAGGGTCAGGCTAATTCGCTCGGCCGCCGTCAGGGTGAGCCCTCTTTGCCACTGGAGAGGCAAAGAGCGATCGCCAACCTGGTGTACAGCAAACGCATGGGGAATAACGGGCCAACAGACGGCTGGTTTTACCGCGGGCGCGGGCTCATCCAGATCACCGGCCTGAAAAATTACCGCGACTGCGGGAATGCTCTGAAGATTGATCTGGTTAAACAGCCTGAATTGCTGGCACAGGATGAGTATGCGGCGCGCAGTGCTGCCTGGTTCTATGCCTCACGCGGCTGTTTGCGTTATCCCGGTGACCTTGCACGCGTCACGCAGATTATCAACGGCGGACAGAACGGCATCGATGACCGGCGCGCCCGCTTCCTGAAAGCAAAAGCGGTACTGGTGGTGTGATCATGGGAATCGAAGCAATCGCGGGGCTGGTGGTTGTCATCCTGGGTGCTATCGCTGGCGCGTTCGGCATCGGCCATGTTCGCGGGACCAGTAAGGCAGAAGCCAAAGCCGATCAGCAACGTACTGCAGAGAATGCCGCCGCCACCGTCGCTGCGGCAGAACGCCGTGCCGAAGTCACGAAAGGGGCCAGTGATGTACAGCAGACTGTTAGCCATATGCCTGATGACGATGTTGATCGGGAGCTGCGCGAAAAGTTTACCCGCCCCGGTAGTCGTTGATACGGCCTGCAGTTGGGTGCGGATCATTTACCTGACTGACCACGATATCGACGTGCTGGATAAGCAGACCAAGCGCGACATTCTGGCGCACAACAAAGCAGTGCAGGCGAACTGCCCGCAATCAACCGAAAAGGCTACGAAATGAGTGAAGCAAAACCGCAGGACGGCAGCACTGTAAAAGGCTACCGCACATTAACTGCTGGCGACATTGAGCGAATGAACCGCCTTAAAGGCGTCAGCCGCCACTTCTGTAGTTTGCTTGATACCGAGCGAGGTGAATTGTTGGCTGTCCGTAATGGCCCGGCAATGTTAAGCGCTGAGCAGGCTCGGGAGATTGTGAAGCTATGCGCAGCCTGGCAATCGCGCGCACCAAAATGCAGGAAGCCTGCATGTGGGCCTGCCGCGCAGTCGCCCGGCCAGATGCTGACTGTTAACCCCACTAAGGGATAAATCACCAATTATCCCCATCAGAGGATAAAGCAATGAAGCAATAAGCGGATAGACCGCAGCTGAAAGGCAATGGAGCCGTCGTGATGCTCCCCTGAGTCGCCATTGAGCGAGCCTGTGTAGCGACGGGTCAAGGTTCTTATATCAAAAGAAGCTCCGGTAAAGCAGCGCGAACGCCAAACGCGCACCGGTTATCAGCGGCGATGATGCGACAGCAACTCAAGGGCATGAGCGTGGCCACTCCGGGAAGTGGCAAAGCATTACAGGAGTCATTCTGCCGAGTGGCTTCGATAATGCTCCCCACATCGCACAGAGGTAAAACATGTCAGAAATTACACCTGCAGAACAAATCCGCCTGACTATCATCAAGAAAGTTAACTACGACACTGCAGCGGCCAAGCTGGCCATTGACTGGGTTGGTGATAGCAATCTGAAAGCTGAGCTATTCGCTGACTCTTTCGATCGAGTCTTCACTGAAAGTGAGATTGTCTCGAAGACCCGTAAAGCGATTCAGGAAGCGACCGAAGCGCTGGCGCTGTTTGATGCCGCCGCTGAGTAATCATCACAAATGCCACCTGCGGGTGGCTTTTTTAATGGTTATCGAATAGGGGGAGCCTATGCCGGTATGCACGATTTCAATAGAAGTAAAAAGCCGCTGGTGGCTACCGTTCTACGTCAAGACACTGAATTTATTCTGTCTGATGTTCCAGCGCGAGCCTGATTACGAAAAGATTTCCGCATTCATCGCGAAGTATGGCATCGGCCAGAAAGTGAAGGCGGGACCAGTGCGAAAGATTACGGAGTAATTCATGGCAAAACCGGACTGGGGCGAGCTTCAGCAACGGTTCCTGTCCGATCATGCCGCAACCGGCGTATCACCGAAGGATTGGTGTGAAGCGCAGGGACTGAATTACGCTACCGCCCGTCGATACATTAAAAAACCCACTGCGCAAACTGCGCAAAAACCTGCGCAGAAGAAATTGCGCACTGCGCAAAAGGAAAAGTGCGCAGAAGAGCTGGTGGACGATGACGGTCTTTCTGCCCAGCAGCGTTTATTTGTCGCAGAATACCTGAAGGACAACAACGCCACGCAGGCCGCTATCCGTGCCGGGTACAGCAAGAAGACAGCGAATGAGCAGGGAGCAAGGCTGTTAGCAAAAGTTAGTATTGCGCAGGCCATTGCGCAGCAGCAGAAAGCATCCATTGTGCGCACACTCGGCAGCGCTGATGAAGTGCTTGAGCAGAT